TTCTGCAACTTTTACTTCTGCATTTACCGGATCAGCAGTCTTCTCAACTGGAGCAGGTCTACTTGCTGTTGGTACAGATACTTGTCTAGCACCTACGCCTGCAGGTCTATAGTATTGTCCATACTTCTCAAGATCATATGCTTCACCTTCAACAGATTTTTCAAATAATTCTTTGATTATTTTTATTTCTGCTTCAGATGGTTCTTTTGGTCTATAATCTGATAAATTATGTAAACCAAATTTATCAATAGCCGCTCTTTCTGTTTCATCAAGAGCACGTTCTCTTCTTGACCATTTTGATGTTGAGTAGTCAGCATATCCACCTTTAGAAGTTTTGTTAACTCTAAAGTCAACGCCTTTTACAAAATCAGTTGGTAACTCTTCCATTTCTGGATCAAGTAATGCCGATCTAATAATGTTAAAGATTTGTGGACCAATTATAAATCTTCTAACTGGATTTTCTGGTACTGCATCTTCGTTTAATGGATTATTTACAACAAAACCTTGGAAAATATAACTTTTCTTTTTCCAATATTTTCTGCCCATATCTTCCATGCTTTTATCTTTGAACCACGGTCTAACTTCTGTTAGAACTGGACAAGTTTTTCCGTACATTTCCATACACGGTACTTGTACCTGGATTGGTCGAGAATCAGTCTGACCTTTAGTACCTGCAAAAGGTAGTTTGATCATATTTCTCTCTGTCCAAAAGAAAGTGTTAGCAGTATCCTTATCAGGTAAGAATCTAATAACTGCTTCTTGTCCTTCTTGTATGTTCCAGTGTGGGTAGATGGCATTGTCGCCACCTGTTTGAGAAGTGGAGCGATTCACTTCTTGAGATTTTAACTTCGCTCTTATTTCAGCCAATGTAGCCATAATGTAAGCCTCCTTGTGTGCCTATGTTTGTTTTCTGCCTAAATGTATATTAAACATTACGTATAATATACTACTATATTTATGAATTGTCTACTACTATTATTGGAAATTTAGTTTTGGTAATTTGAAAGATATTTTATTCTAGCAATTTGAAGGCCTGCTTCGCCTGTTACTCTGTCACTGTCACCTTCTATTCCACTTAATTCTTTTATTCTATTAAGTTCTTCCTCACCAACCTGTCTATTTTCATCATATGAGCTGAAGAATCCAATGGTTTGTAGGTCATCCCATACATCTTCTAGATCCCCAAAATCACCTGGGATTGCATTGTATACTCTGTCGGTAAATGACATATATGGCAAAGGTGCACCCATAGTTTTTTCAATATTTTCCTGTGCATCGCCTTCTAATTGGTTAAATGCATACAGCATCCTGTTATCCCATTCACCCCCGGTGCCACTGCCCTGTGTACGTGACTCGCGTTTAAATTGTTGTTCTAGACCTGCTTTATTCCAATACTTCTTAAACATTTCCCAGTCTTTATCTAGCCACATATCTGTAAGGATACCACTATCTTGTACTGCCTCTAAACCTTCTACGTACTCTGGTTCTTCTGCTTTAAGTTTTAATAATTCGTCTTTTGCTTGAAGTATGTTAGCATCTACGCCGTCACCTTCTATGCCTGCGATGTTTTGTGCGTGGTCGCCTGCTTTAGATTTAATTGATTCTACTATTTTGCCTCTTGATTCTTTTAAGTTTTCTGCATTAAATTTTTCAATTGCAGTTTCGATTGCCGTAGTTTTATCGCCACCTTCTTTTAAATGTTGTTCAATAAAAGGTTTGATGTCTTCGAATTTACCATCAAATTTTTTCTTCTTTGCTTTTTCTTTCTCTTCTGGAGCATTATCTTCTTTAGGATTAACTGTGTCGTCAACCCAATCTTCAAATCCTGCTGTTTCGCCTCTTGCTTTTTTGTCTAATTTTGGATGTGCTTTTGGTTTGAATTTATTTGCATCCATTCTTACTTCATCTGCATATGCAGGATCTTTTTGCATTTTTTTATAGTCTTCAATATATCTTCTTGCTAATTGTATTGCAATTGATTTATTTTTTGGCCAATCACTGTCTGGATCATTAAACAATTCGCCTTCTCTTTCTAAACCGTCAGCAACTCTAGATGCAAAGTTGGCAATTCTTTCGTCGTTGTTGTCAGCTGTAAGCATACGTGAAGCTATATCGGAAAGAATACTTCCTAGCATTGTATTGTTATTTGAAAATTTAGTAACTGATAACATTTTATCTGCTGTGTCGTCTTTTCTTAAAATTAATCTTTTATCAGGATTAGTTAAAAAAGATTGTACTATTGCACCGTGGTCAACAATTGGTTCTATTGGTGCATCAATGGCATCGTCTTCCGGTTTATATTCGCTCATGATATTGTGAATTAAAGGCAAAGCCTGTTCAACTCTATCATCAAGATTTTTTAATGTAAATTTTTCTCTATATGCACTTCTTTCATCATCACTTAACTCTGCAACTGCTGATGGTTTAAAGTTTTTAAAAGTTTCATCATAGTGTGTTTGTTTGTTTAAGTTTTTCATGTACGTTCTTAAGTTTTCTAATTTTAATTTTGTTTGTTCAATAATATCACCAGCATTATCATTTAATTGATCTTTGTGTGAAACGTATCTAGAAAATGAATTTAATTGTGCAATATTTTCTGATGTTTTAATAATGTGTTCTCCAAATTCGTCATGTGGTCTTCCACCGTTAGCAACGTGTCTTGACATTGCTCTTGCACCTGCTAAATGAGTAATTGGATATTTGAATCGTTCACCGTCTTCGTTTTCAATGTATAGTGAACTAATATGTCTTGATCTAGCTCCAGGTATATTTTCATCAACCGGTCCTGAGTGTCTAATTATTAACCTTGTTTTGTCTAAGTTTTCGTATGAAGATCGAGTTGTACCAGTCATACCTTCTTTAACTTTAACACCTGCTAATTTTGTAATTATGTTTAGTTCTTCTGACATTCCATCAGTATTTACCGTTGTATTCGTATCTGCAAGGTTTTGATAATCCTGCTTCGTTAGGTTCGATTTAGTTATATCACGAACATCAAACCTTAATTGATGCTCTACTGCAAAGTCTTTTAATTCTTTAAGGAAATCATACCATTCTGTTTTGCTGTCTTCGTCGATTTTGTTTACTAAATCACGGTTGTAAAATACCTTCATATTTTCACCGTCTGCTAAACTAACACTTACACGTCCAAATGTATCAGCATCTTCTTTAAATTCAAAATCAAAAAATACAGCCTCACCAGCATCTGCTGTAGGTTCGCCTGATTCGTTACCTATTTCTATGTTAGAAAATTGTGATCTAATTTTGTTAAAAAGGTCTTGTGATGTTTTTGGGTTCATATAGTGTATTTATTATCCATATAGGTTTGCGAAGATCGGCATTGGAGCAGTCCATTCGGAAGTTCTATCAGTCCATCTTTCGAATATTTTAGGATCAAAATCGGCTAATACTTTCATCATGCGTGTCATTAATAAACAAGAACTAACTAGATCATCATGTTGTCCTGGTTTTGCTTTAAAACTCATTCCAGTTGCAACAAAGTCTTTTAATTCAGATATTAATAATTTTGAGCAAATTTTCATTTTGTCGTTTTCAACTAATTCTTTAAATTTAGTACAAGCATCTATTTTAAATTTAGCAGTAGTATTGAACCCTCTTCTAAATTTTCTTCTATGTCCTTTTCTAATAGGTTCTGATAAAAACATTCCTAATATGTTCTCTTCACCAATATCCATAACTCTTAAAAGTGCCGCCTCACCTATTGCATTATTTTCCATTGAATAAAATATTTGTGGCGATGCTATTGAATCTTTTTCCATTATGGTATCATGTATATGTTTTGTAATACCTTGTAATATTCTAACTTGTTGGTTCATAGGTGTTTCGTTATGACGCCATTCTGCTATTTGATCAAATGTTGGTAATTCAAATACTTGTATAGCCGCATAGTCACCACCTGTTCCCATGCTAGGATCTAATGATACCATATAAGTCATACCAGGCGTAGGTCTTTTAAACCAACGTACTTGTCCTGTATTTTCTATAGGAAGAGTGCCTTCCATGTCTGCTAGTGTTATGGAATTAATTAATGTTTCGTCAAATATTATAAATTCACATTCGTGTTCTCGTCTAAATCTTTCTTCACCTATTCTTGCTTTTTCAGTTTCTGCCCACTCTTCATCTCTGTCTGGGTGTTCAGTCCAATGAGCTTTCATGGCATAGAAACCATTTGTTCCTACTATTTTATCGTTGCCATAGTCATCAAATCTTTTGTTTGCTTCTTTCCAAATCATAGCAAATTGATCTTCATCAGAGTTTGGAGTTGAAGTAATTAAACATTTACCTCCAGTTGATAGTGTAGGAGATAGTGAAGTCCAAAATTCCTTGGCTTTATCAGGTGGTTGCACAAACGCAAACTCATCACAATATATCATTGATAATGACAAACCCCGTCCAGTATTTTCAGTTGTAGTAGTTGCCATTATTTTTGAACCATTGTCAAATTCTATAGAATTTCTATTGTATTGTGTTACTCCTGCTTTAATCCATTCAGGTAACATCTCATATGCAAATCTTACACGTGACATAATGTCAGATGCACCTGCGTATTTGTGTGCCGCAATTAATATAGATGAATCTGGATGAAACATAGCATACCATATAATGTATCCTGCCGCACAGGTTGTTTTGCCTGTTTGTCGTGGTAGCATTGATATACTAAATCTGTGCGAGTTGTAAGATTCAATTAATCTTTTTTGGAAAGGATAAGGATGAAATGCCATCTCACCTTTAGTTGGATGTTGTATTCTCATAAACGTTTCCATGAAAAACAAAGGTCCAGTCTTTGGGTGCATACACTTTTCTAGTTGTAAGACTTGTTCTTTGGTATATTTGTGCTTTTTATGGGCACGTTTTACCTGTTCACTGTCTAACGATACATACGCCATCGTGTGTATTTAAGGTTATTTTTATGTTAAGAAAACTAACTGTTTATGTCAGGCTTTTGTAAATTAACAGCACATGGTCCTTTTGCCGCTATATCTACATCAAATGTTAATTCTTCACCTTCTCTTAGGTTTTCTAAACCTGCGGCTTTAACAGCCGATATGTGAACAAATACATCTTTTTCTTTGTCTTCTCTGGCAATGAAACCAAATCCTTTAGTTCCATTAAACCATTTTACTTTTCCGTTTATACTCATATTTGATTGTTTTTATTTTTTGTCAGCAATAGCTTTTTTCATTGGCTCTTTTTTATTGCCGTCTTTATCCATATCTAAAAAATCCGGTTTTGCCTCAGCAACTTTTGTTGCTTCTTGGTAAGATTTTTTAAAGCCTTCGTATTGATTTCTTAAACGACCGGCTAAATCTTGTTCGCTAACTTTGTCTTCTGCGGCAAGAGGATTGTCTCCTGGATATTCTTTCCTTACTTGTTGTTTTTGTTTATTTAAACCACCTGAATGAACATTAACTAATGTGTCAACATCTGATACTTTTTCATTTGGTTCGTTGTCCCAAGTTTCTTCTGCTTGTT